GGTCATAATCACGAGGCTTTTGCATTGCGTTAGATACAACAGCTCCAGCAGCAAGTGCACCACCACCAATAGCAACAGCCTTTTGCCAATTTGAAATCGTACTTTTGGATTCTTGATTTGTCCGCTGGCTGGATTGCTCAACACGCTTCATCCAATCAGCCATATTTTTTGCAGATGCAGCTTGTGTTTTTAATTGCTGTGATTGCAGTTTTGTCTGAATAGATTGTTGACGCAGAACTCCCTCAAGCATTTTGTTGGTTCGTAGGAGTTGGTCTCCAGCACGCGCTGTACTCACTACAGCCTGACTACCAACCTTAGCTGTTTGTGTAAACTTGGCTTGAGCTGTTTGGATTTGAGTCCATTGCTGGTTTATTTTTGTAGTTGAACGCACTTGGTCATCAGAAATACGCTTCAACTCTTGACTAGCAGCTTGCCCTTTGACTTGAAGCGTTAGCGAGACCGTCGTATTTCCATTAGACATGATTATTTACCTGCGTGTCTTCGAACTGTAGAAACATACTTCACACTATTCGACTGGTTTGTATTTCTAGGGGCTGAAATAGCGTTAGATTCTTTTATTGGCTTTTGATGAGTATTATCTAGCCGCTCATCACTAAGCAGAGCCATCGCTAAATGTAATGGCATCTGCAAAGCATCTGCATAAGGAATCCCAATATGCATAAGAGCACGAATTAGCCGTGCTCTTAGCTTTAGCTCTCGGCTTTCTCCTTTGCCTCAAGCTTCTCTTTAAGTAACGTTAGATAATCAAGATTCGAACGACTAGAATGACCTAGCATGTTGTATGAAATTTCGTATTCTTCACCATCTTCAGAAATTAACTTTGTCATAGCTGCAATGTCGGCAATACCGATATAACAACCTGGTTCCAATTTAGCTTGTGACTCAACATACTCAATTGCTGTCATTTGATGCATAACAACTTTTTTAAGTTTAAGTTCTGTCTGACCATCAACAAGTTTCAGTGCAACGGGTAATTCACCTATAATTTCCAAACGATCCATTACATTGATTCCTTCATCATACTAAGTGCAAACATCGATAAATTACGACGAGTTTCACCTTCAACAGAGAATGAGTCACTTACTTCAGTTGAACTGCAATCAAGATAAGTTTCACGGAAACCGCCTTCAGGGTTTTCTACGGTGATGCGTGCATCTTCGATATTGTCCCAATCGATAGTGTCTTTACCATTAGGAATAACAACGGAAATACTTAGGTTGTACGATTTCACACCTTGAGTACGGTATTTGTTTACGCGTTTGCGATTCATTGTGGCAATAGGTTTACGACCAGTTCCTTTTTGCGCTTCACAACTTACGCAGTCGTATTCATTGCCATCAACAATGAGAACAATTGCACCAACTGCAACTTCAGCCATTTTTAAAGCCTCTTATTAAGGATGCCTTACTTTTACATGTGCTTTCTTATTTTAATAACGGAACACTTTCCAAAAAAAAGCCCCCAATAAAGGGGGCTTTTTTTGTTTTCATAATAGAACTCTTTGCTTATGAAATTACTCAATTTGTTTTGAGGTACGGTAAAGTTGTTCTTTTAAAAGATAACCTTCAAGTTGCCAAATTTTATTAAGTGCATTTTCATAAGCAAGCTTTTGTCCAATCAACTTGTCAAAATTTTCAGGACTTGCACATGCTGATTCACCAGTCACAGTAAAGCCATTTTCTAAAGTGAGAATGCAAATAGTTAAGCATGGTGTGCTTTTATCTTCTTTTGCAAAATAATCTTCATGCGCAAAGATTGGGGCAACATCACCAGTCAAGTAGCGAATTGCTTGTACTTTTGATTCGACATGATCAGGCGTTAAACGTGGAGCATTCAAACTCTTGTCTTGAATTTCTTTTTCAAATTTTTGGTTCATGAGTCACTTCCCTAGTAAACATTCAACGTTGCCGCGATAACGTGCATACCACGCACCCAATCCGCAGGGATGGTCGCATTCACACGATAACGATCAGTACTGTCCTGCTCAACAACCAGTTGATCAGCTGTTTCTTGGACATTTTGTAGAATTTCAGCATCGTCTAATTTTTTAGCTTCAGCTAAGAAGATTGAACGTAAGTTACGACGCTGAGCTGCTGTGTTTTTACGACGACGTTCTTTAGATGCAGCAGTACGCATGACTTTACGGACATAGTCAATTACCAGTGCACCATTAATATCTAGCATGATGTCATCTGCTAAACCTGTATCTGGATTCTTACGGAATGTAGAAACAGCTCGAATGATTTCAGGCTTGCCGTCTGCTCCTGTTGCAATCACACAAACACCAGCTTTTAATGCACGCTCTTGACGCTCAAAAGTAAGCTTGTATTTGTTTTCAACAGGACTAACACCCTCTAAATTTACCCCATTAAATGGTACGGCAGGATCGTTAGAGTCTGCTAAAGCAGCAGCCATCGCACCAGAAATTTCAGCTTCTTGACCAGTAGCGCCATGATAACAAGCAATAATAACTCGATAACTCGTTTCAATTGGTGCTTGAGCTGCAAACGTCGTTGCAGCATCAATGTCAGTAAATGGAATGACTAAAATAGCAGGGCGTTGTTCAATCGCATCACTCACAAAATTTAAATGATCCGTCCATGCCATCGTGTCATCACCAACTGTTGGCGCTGTATCTATTGCAAGAATCGTAAAACCTAACGGCTCAATCACTTCTAACGTTGCATCAAGGTCAGCAACTGGAGTAGCAGGAACTGTTTTATCAATAATGATTGGCATTGCGTATGCATCGACCAAACGGTTTGTCTTAACAGCAGCCTTAATCATGCGAGTGACTTTACTATCCGTACCAATTTTTTCATCAGCATCCGATGTATCGTAAATTGCAATTGGTTGATCCAACTCTTTAGGATCTGTCGTTACAAATAATACTTTTTGTTCATTTGGAATAAGACCAGTACGCTGAGTATTAATATTTACTGCGGTATATACACCAGGTGTACGAATACCAGATTGAACACCACTCATATCAATTTCCTTCTTTGAGTTCAACTAAATCACTTGCAACTGGTTCTTCATGTTGCTCAAAGACATAGTCAAAATTAATTCTTTCGATTGTTGTTTCAGTCTCTTGCTCTTCACGATCTCGATTAGAAGCAATGATTGTGTATTGGGTTGTAAATTCTTGAGATAAAACACTTAATGATTGACTTCGAACTTTTGTGTTGAAAATGGTTTTTGTTTTACCAAGTTCTAAAGATGCGAGTCCTTTAATACCTTGAGAAGACAAGTCGTTTCCAATTAAAAGCCTTTGAACAAGATCAAGCATTGAAAAAGTACCAATGTCCGAACCCGCACCATGACGACGAGCTTCTTCATTTCTAACGGATTGCGCACCAACCAAAACTACAAAAGTGATCGGGTATTCAGTTTTGTTATAACTGATTTTCGTTGGAGTACCTGAACTTACAAATGAAACCCATATCGCTGGAAATGTTTTGATAAAACTCAGCGTGTCATCATCAAATTCACCACCATAGGTTTTTATTTCACGAACCCAAGGCCAGACTTTATTTTTAATCTGGTCTGCCATTTCATCTTTAAGAGCTTGTTCAATAAGTGCTAAATTTAAATTCACCAGCTTCGTCCCCCAAAGTCACGTCTTCCGACAGACAAAACAACACTGTTGTTAGATGTCTGAACTGGTGAGCTTTCACCAACAGGTGAACCACCCAATGCAATAGTTCCTTTTGAAATTTCTTTTAAGGACTTTACTGCATTTTCATAACGGGTTTTGATTGGATCATTATCAGACATAGCACCAGTGCAAGCATGGTAGCGTGCCATATGACACGCTAATGACTGAAGAAAAGGAGGGGTGGTTTGCAACGGCAAGGAGTAACGCGATGCAATATAACCTTCGATTTCGCTGTTTGCCTCATTCATTGCAGCATTCAACTTATTCATGTTAATTACATCTTGATAAGGTTGCTCATTGTCCGTTAGTTCAATAAGTTGACGCTCACCAAATTTTTCAATCATTGCTTCAAGCGTTGCAAACATATCGTTCCCCTTTAAGCAGCAGAACCATCGGAGCCGTAAGCAGTTTGCCAGTGGCCATAACCAGCCGCACCGCGTGCTTCAGCACCAAACTTAAATTCACCCTCGGTGAAAACCGAATCAGATTCAACTGTTGTTTGTTGAACAAATTCAGGCTTTTTACGTGGTTGATAAATAAATGGTTTTAATGGTTTTGTTGTATCCAATAAGAACCAAGCATCTGGACTAGTTAACCATGCTACAACAACGACTTTGGCAGTGCCTTTGTATAAATTGGCTTTACCATCATCTAATCGATCAGAGTTAATTAACGCATTTGCAGTTGCTTCTAATGCTGGTGGGACAAGTAATAGATTTGGATTGACGTTAAGAGGACGACCATCTTCATCTTTCATACTCATAAGAGCAGTACGGGCTTCACCATATGATGCCGCTGCTGCTTCTTGGGATGCAGCAGATAGCTTTTTAGTCCCTTTATTGCTTACACCCGATTTACCAACGGGGTGATTAGTCGCAAAGAATGGTTTACCGTCATAACATTTTTCGGTAAATCCTTTATTTACAGCAGTGAAAACCAACTCGTCAGGCCACTGTTTTGCCGAGTGCCCAGCACCTTGTGCTTGTGCTGAATAGATGCCAAGTTGATCATCTTCAATATCATCGCGTTTTACCGCAATAGTAGCTTCATATGGTTTATTAACCAGAATGTAAGTATATTCAGATAGTTTTTTGATTTGCTTTTTACCGACCCATTCTTTCATACCTGGAAAGTTAGACAACCACGTATAGTCGTTGTATTTCCCTGAACTTGGTACTTCTGAAGCAATATCTTGCCATTGGCTTGGAGCAGCAGCAAATGCACCGTTAAAAGCTCGACTTAAACCTAGAAAGATTGCTGAAATTACAGCACCGTTAATTTTCATGCTACCCATACTCCTTCATTTGTGATTTCTAAAACAACACCACCTTCTGATTTGGTATTTGTTGCCGATGTTTTGCATACAGTTTTTGAATCGTGGATGTAGCATTTCTTACCAACCAAAGATTGAACAACTGCATCTGCACTAGCGTTATCAAATAAAAAGGCTGAATGTGTACGCACCATCACAAACACGTCTCCATCAGCACCACCAGTGTTATCAATGGTTTCATCAAAGATACCTAGATAGGTGAGTCCCGTTGCTGTTTTACCTGGTTCAGCGAATCCTGTTGAACCAACAACAGCTATATGCCCTGCAAAACAAATAGCGTTTGCTTTTACAGCAACTTGAATAAGGCCTAAATCACGACGTGGTGTTTGGCGATCAGATCCACTTAAAATACTGCTCATGCGCCAGCTCCTAAATCAATGCCCATTTGCTTAGCTACTTCAAAATCTTCAGGTGTGTATTGACCTTGCTTTTGATGATTAGCAGCAATTTGAACGGTTTGTGTTTGTTGTTGACTTAATGCTGCAATTTTTGGCAAATCATCTAAGTATGACTTCACAAAATCTGGGTTAGTCTTCGCTTTTTCTTTAACCCAATCGATGGTTGCCTTACCAGTTAGTCGACCATCTGAACAAGCCGCTGTGATTAGCCCATCAATTTCTTTTGCTTGTGCATTAGCTGTTACAGTTGTTGCTTGAGCTAATGCTTCTTTATGTACCGCCATTGGGACATATTGACTTGGATCTGGTTCACCACTTTGGCTATTGGCAGCTAATTTAATTTGATCAATTGCAGAAACAGCATTAAATAAGTTTTGAGCATTAGCAGCAATTGTCGTACCTGTTTTTTCTGCAATCTGATCGGTCAGTTTGCTGAGTTCTGCCATAATGTCTTCAGCAGTTGCTGAAATCGGCAGATTCAACATCCAACGCAGACGTTCTAATAAATCTTCGTTCATTTCTGAATCCTGAGATGTTGTTAAAAATTCTTGTGCAGCTGCTGCAAGCTTGGCTTCAGGCAACTGATCTAAATTGGGAGTGTTTGTTAATGCGACGCTATGTAAGCCGAGGATGGTTCCAGTGGTGTCATAGAAGAAGACTGGAGATATGTATTTGTATTCACCCGAATCGATAAAGCCTTGAGCTTTTTCGGTCCATTCAAATTGAGTACTACATAAGCCAACTCCTTCTACATAGGTAAAGCCATTTGGTTTTAACCATCCAGCAGCAGGAGCAGGTTCGCCTTTTTCTTTAGCAATTAATGTGCTGTGTTCATAATCAATGACGAGATCAACACTACGTTGATTTAACACAGCAACCATTTCACGACCATGTTCAGGCGTTAGAATCCATGCAGGCGCATCAAATGGGCGACCATCGATACCGCGAAATTCACCTTCAGGTATAATCACAAAATGTTCAGACTGTGCTGATAAGCTCATTGAGCATGCAGCAACTAAGAGTGTGCGCTTCATACTTCTGCATCTAACTTAAGAAACATGAGTATGAAAAATTCAGGAGGGGATTAGTGTTGGAATACGTTCCTTATTTTTCACTTTTTATAATTTGCGTTGTAATGCGTTCTAACGGTCGATAGGTATTACATTTAAGATTCATCGATTTAATTTTTATAAGTGCATCAATAACAATCTAACGACTATCTAACGCTATATTTATATCAATCAAATAGTTTTTGATAGAAGTAATCAACATCATCATAGATGGCACTCTCAGCTTCCGACTGTAAATTACCATTTTCATCTATAGGCATGAAGGGGCGTGCTGGAATATCTCCCCATGGTAATGGACCACCACGAGAAGATCTTCCGTATTGTCCTTGTTTAGCACCAAATTGATGAGTCGGTGCTTTAGGATCAGAGCTGCTGATACTTGCTTCAGTATCATTAGAATCTGGCTGAATACTGTCACGAAGTTGACCTGACTGACTTAAAATTTTACCAGCCTTGCGTCTTGCCTCTGTGACTGGGCTAAGTCCAGCCCATCCAGGGCGACCTTGAGCATCAAAGTTATCTTCAACGATAGTCAAAAAACTTCCTGCTATTGCAGAGGTCAAATCCTTTGGACGGTTTATTCCTAAAGCAACTCTAGTTAGCTTTTTGACCAATACATCATCATTGATTTGTATCACGCTCATAATTTATACTGTTCCTGAGATGGTAGTTTCCTAATAGAAAGGTTACGGTCTAGCGAAGTCTATTCAGTATTATGCTGTGCAAGTCAGCCACCATCTCCTTATCTGATCAATTCATAGTGCGTAGCATTCAATCCATCTTCAATTGCACCATCCAATATTTTAAAGATACTCACAATTTCTATTACGCCATTCTGTACTCGCAATGAAAGCTTGATTACCTTTGGATCTTTCTCATCTAAACTCTTAAGAATGTACAAAACACTATCATTTTTTACATCGTATAAAACAGTTTTAACGTTAGCGATGAGAATAGGTAATTCTTGCCATTCAGCTACGCTTACAGCATCACCAGCATTTTCATGGCGCTTGGCTTTTTTACCAATGAGAAGACGATCTTCAACTGTAATGATAGGACTTTCAATTGTTTGTCCTTTTTTAAGCAAGTATGCGACTTCTTCAGCTTGGAATACGCCAACCGTGCTTGTTTTAGCTTGTGACTTAGCGAAACTTAAAGTGTTATCAATAAAGGCTTGATGTGCTTTTTGGCGAATAGGAGCGGTTAAGACTTGTTGGACTTTCTTTAAACCTTCAGCATCTCCTAAGTACTTTCGAGCACGTTCAGTCAATACCTGGTCCACAGCATAGCTTGTTGCTGGTGAACTGTTGAATCCTGCCGCAGGGCTAAAGCTTATGACTCCATCTTTAGTTGGAATGTCAAAGCGTTGACGTGTCGCATAAACATCAGCACCTGTAAAACTATCCACCCCAATCTTTTCAGAATATTGAGTTTGATAGCCGTCACTACTTAAAATTTCTTTACCTTCTACTTCGCGTTCAGATCTTGCAATAACACGGCAATTACAACCAAATTTTGAAGGAGGGTAGGCAGTTGTCCAAAACGGGTCGTCAGCTCTTAAAATACGCCCATTCCATGATTTATGCTCTTCACGATAGTTCACCATCGTAATGTGTCGATACTCCCAATAAGGACGTGTATCAATAGACTCCATCATTGCTTTATAACGCCCAGCACTGAATGCTGAACGCATATTGGTATGATAAATAGTGCGTAAACGTCGAGGAGATCCAAGCTGAACTTCCTGTTCTTGACCAGCAGGATTAATTACAGTTTTTTTACCCCACCAGCCTTTTTCTTGAAGTATTGGAGTAATTTCAGCTTTCCACTTTTCAAGACTTTGCCCGTTTTCCAAAGCCGTGATTAATGATTTCTTAATGTCCTGAAGCAAGTCTAATTTAGCAACTTTTGCCACCGTGAATGCGCGGCTATGTGCATCATCTAAGGTTTGATGCCAATCCCATCCGATTTTATAACCTTTGTTTTTTAAGTACTGAATCGCTTCTTCAGGTGGTTTATGAAATAAAGCATTCAATTCAGGTCGTTGAGGTGTAGGCATTATTCATCCTCTGCTTCAACACTTAGGCGACCAAGCATTTCACAAGCAAAGATCAGCTGCGTTAATTTCTCTTGAAGGGCAGGCTCATCATCGTGTGGATGTAGTTCAGAAAGCAGATGAAGTACTTCTTCATTACTTCCCGCTTGGATTTTCTTGACCAATTCAGTCAGCCACTGCTCCGAAATGACCTGGCTATTTTCGACTTGTTCTTTTAAAAGCAACTGCATCGCTTGATCTTCTAACGGAACACTTGCAGCATTTGCAGCTAGTGATTGCGTTAGAAGTCTAGGTGAAAAAGTATTTGCTGCAAGATTACGAAAATCTGAGTTAATCTCTTTCAGTTGTTTTTTTAGAACCTCTTCATTTTCATCCGTAGGCATTGGTATGCCAGTTCGCTCATGTGCCCATCGAACAGGAATTTTCATACCGTTATCAACTAGAGCACCAATCGATTCACTGAACGCCTTTAAGTCTTCCGTTTCAGTCAAATCAAAGTAGAATTTTGGATAACGATCAGGTGTAATATTTGGATAATTCAAACGCATTAAATGCGTAATTAATGAATCATTAATTGATCTTGCAAGCTGTTTAGAATCCGATTTAACAATGACTTCAAATTGATTTTCATGTGTTTGGCTTTGTGCATTAGTACTGGTTTTACCATCAGCCTGGCTAAGTAAAGTCCCACCCACAATAATTTTTGATTGGGTTTGCTCACACCATTTGATTAACGCCATATGATTATCAGTGTCACCATTTGCAGCACTTTCAAAATCAATGGTCATGCCTTTCGGAATAATACCTCCAGCATTACGTCCGATACTCATAACAGCGCGTAGCAGTGTCATTTTCTCTTCAGCTGTTGCGCCTTCAGCATATTGACCGATACGAATTGGCAAGCCATAAATTTCTAAGAATTCCATGACATCACGAACGCCATAGTTTTTAAATAAGAAAGGCCAAGATAAAACACGATGTAAACCTGATCGTGCAATATATCCAGACTTCGCTTTATGACGATGAATAAACCAACCAAAATCCCAAAACTCAGCACCTTCCATTGATCCATCATTAAGACGTAGTTCATTGGGGCGATCAACAGGAGTCATAAAATTGCGTGCTAATTGATGCTCAAAACTTGCAGGTAGCCATAGTGAGCCTATACGTTCCCATTTGATTTCTTGGCAGCTGTAGCCATGACCAACCGCATCCATTGCATCAAACAAGAACATTTCAAAATCTTGAATCTCATCAATCCATTCTTTAATTTCTTCAGCAATCTTTTTTTCTTGGTCCGTTGCATTCTTGGGAGGGTTTATTCCCCAAGGCAAGCCATTTACACCTTTCCGACGTTTGTCCATTTCACTAAAGATATGACCATCACGTTCTTCCATATCTGCAAAAAGATCAGCTTGAGCTTGAAGACTACCTTGTTCAGCACCGAGGAGTAATTTATGGAGGCGTGCAGGCGTTAGACCAACAACAGGATGTTCTTGCCACTGATTTGTTAACCAAGCCACATCAGAGGTCTGAGTCGTTTCTAACGCTTGTTTTTGAGATTTATCTTTTTTAGCCATAACAAAAAGCACAATACGAGATTGTGCTTAGTTTGGGGCAGGCTTGTATATATTTAGAGTGGAAGTACTTCCTAATTATAGGCACTTGTCATCAACAACAATATATTCAAAAAGTTTGATTTTTTCTGCATCGCCTACCTGTTTGTAGTATTCCAATGCATCAAATGCAGCGTTACAAATTTTAGAATGATTTAATGATCCAGCAGATAATAAAAAATATTCTTGTTCTGCACTTTGTGCTTTTTCAAGTAATTCTTCCCTGGTTGGATTAAGGTAGTGTATTAACGATAAAAAAATACCTGCAACTAACATTCCAGGCAAAAAACCTTGAGCAAAAGGCTGTTTAACTTTCCCTTGTTTTTTGAGAAAAAATCCTGTTCCCAACCAAACAGCAAGCCACAAAAAAATAAATATGTAGAGTGAGGCACCTTGGGTCAAATATGCATCTTTCATTGCTAAGAAAGCCAATACCAGTACAAAGCCTATAGTTAATGCCCCTATAAGCAATAACACCCATCTAAATATTAATTTCATATAACCCTTCAAAATTTATTATAAAAAATTAATTTTAGTTATTTTTTTTAAAAATCAAAAGGGTTAAATAAATGTTCGTTCTGATGAAAAATCGAAATCTTCAAAACTTGAATTTTCATGACTAGGCAACGGGGTGAACTCATAAGGCGCACTAGGATTCTTGCTGGCATAATCAGCGAGTAAGTGAGCAATACCACTATCACCATGTCGTTTCTTACCATCTGCACCCGTGGTACGGACATCAGGAATACGCGCTACGCCTTTGACTAATACGAATGCACGATGGTCGTCCATAATGTCTTTATCTTTAGGCATGTTAGCAATATCACCATCTTCTAACGCAGCTTTAAAGTGAGGTGTGTGTTCACGATACCAACCTTCAGACAAATGGATCGCTTCAATTTTATCACCAAATGCAATTTGCATTGCTTCAGCTAAATAACCACCATTACCTGTAGCATCATGTGCACCTTTGCTGAAATTTGGTAATGCCTTAGCAATCAATTTAAAGAGCTGCTCTTGTTGCTTGTACGGCATGTTAGAGAGTTCAAGTACAAAAGGGCAGTGCTTTCGAGTGTCCTGGTACTCAATCAAAGGCCAAAACACACATAGATCCGAACGTCGTGCAAAGTCGAGTCCGTAATAACTACGGTATTTTTTAGGAATTGAATCTAATAATGGTTTAATTACATCATCAAATAATATTTTAATTTCACTATGACGTGCCTCTTCAGTCCACGTTTCAAAGCCTTTAGGCGCTGACCAGCGAATTACATGAATGTCTTTTTGGCGCTGTTCTAATAAACCTTGAGATAACCAACGACCACCACCTTTGCTTGGAATAACGTCTAATTCTTCATCGGCTGCATCGCCATAGAAGCTATAAACATCATCCATCCACGCTTGTTCTTCTTCAGCGTTATATTCAATACCTTTACGCAGGCAAACACGCTTATATAACCCCTGATCCACCGCTTCACGGAACGTTGTACGGTGCACTGAGCCTTTACGTTTACCAGCACGGATTTCTTTAATGAGTTCATTGAATGGATTATCTTCGCCATCGTGCGTGCTGATCACGCGCACACATCCACCCCAAATCAGCAAGGCAAGAGCTGCTTTTAAAAGTTCATCTAAATTTTCATGGAAGCCAGCTTCATCAAGTATGACTCGACCTTGACGACCACGTAAGTTGGATGGTCTGCTTGTTAAGGCTTCAATACGTCGACCAGAGTTAGGGAACCGAATAATATAAGTTTGAATATGCTTATCACCATCTTCCCAAACACTTTCTTCAATTTCAGTTGCAGCAGCATCGTAGGCTTTAGCCCACATTGCACAAGCCTGGATAAATTCAACAGTCATGTCTTTGTTATAACCTAGGTAATAACAATTTTGACCGCCTTCAGACATTGCATCTAAAACTGCATCGGCAGCTTCAGCCCATGTCAAACCAATACGACGTGACTTTTCAGCAACCTTCAGCTGGCTTGTATCAGCAATCCATTCCTGTTGATACGGCAATAGAACAGCAGGAACATCACTATTAAAATCAGGTGCTAGTACTGGATTGATAGGAGCATTCATTATTTGGCAATTCCTAAGATTTCTTTACGAATAGTGGCAGCAGCTTTAGGGGACAAGCCTCCTTTTTTAGCAATCTCTTCAACAGACTTAGCCACCTTTTCAACTCGATCACGTACATCAAGCATCCATTTCTTTTGACCAATAGATGCTTGAGCCAAAGAAGCGATGCCTTTACCACATTGAGAAATAAGAGCTAAACGTTTTGCAGGATCAACGCCTTCACTGCCTGCTTCCTGTAAAGCAATTAAGGTGTCAAATAATTGAGTCTGCATAAGTGAAAGTACAGCTTGAGTGCGCATATCACTATCATCAGGTGCAGCTTCTGAAATCATAATTGCAGCTTGAGTACTCGCTTGAACAGCTGCTAATTTCTGTTCTAACTTCTGACCATAACGATGAACACTTGATTTACTCACGTTATAGCCACGTTCAGCTAAGAGTTCAGCAATTTCTACATAGCCACAAAACCCCTGATCACGGAATCGTGCATCAAGCCACACTTTGTCTTCAGCATTTAATTGATCAATTGCAGATGGCTTTGCCATGGCTAGACTCCCCAATATTTGGCAGGGCGTGCAATCCCAGCAGGACAATCAACTGTGTATTCAACAACATCAATACCGTTAGAATTTAATGTTGAGTGCCAGTGCCCATCAGGCAGACGCTTAATATCGACCAATTCTTTATTTTCTAAATAGGCCAATTGAGCATGGAGTTCGTTGGCGGTAGCGTCTGGATAAATGGCTTGAACCACAGTCAGAACTAAAACGTCCATTGCACCCAGTGGTCGGGCATTGTTCAGTGCATTCAGTAACAACCAACGCATGTTTTCACGACGTGCTTTTACGAGATCTGTCATTGTTTATTCATTCCTTGGCGTATTTGAACGTTTTCAATTTTTAAAGCCAAAGCATCAAGCTTGGCTTCAATCAGAGTTTGGCCGCGAATATAGTCTTCACGAGCAACATAGACATGTGGCAAATCAATCTGAAACTTATAAAATTTTCGTTCTAGATCACGAATGTCGTCATGGTTCTGTGCGGATTGCTTCGCAACATCCTCAAGTCGGTTCTGCATCACTTGAAAGTTGTTATTGAGATTTGTTTCAATGCGTCCCCATAGAATTTTGATGGTTGCGATGACAGTACTGATCATCACAATCAAAATCATGATCCATTGATATAAATCCATTTGAATAGCCACATATCACCCCTTAACCAACAAAGGCTTGAAGGACTGAACGACCACTGTTCAGCATGCTAATTAAAGAATCGATAAACCAAGACACCGTGGTATGCCAACCTGACCAGATTTGCTTAATTTCTGCGTGAGTTTCTAAGTACTCTTTAATCATGAACTCCAGCACAGCTTCTTTTTTGGCAAGACCTTTGAGAACACCTTCATTCTCTACAGCTTGCATATATTTTGCGGTGGCTTGAAACATGTCATATACCGCTAACGAGGTGAGCTTAATATTGGTATACGTCTTTTGGGTGGCCGTAATACCTGCTTCAACGGTTTCGTTGATATGCCCGTAATTTTTTAGAACATAGTCTGCAAGATTGATGATTGCAGTTTTTGAAAATGTGACTTTTGGCATTTTGAATACTCTTCTTTATTCGCTTTGTGGTTTGGATTGGATGGCGTATGCCGTCTAATAAATCAAACAAGGCATACACCACCACGACTACAGGACGTTTGCGTACTAAGACTTCAATGACCATGATTGAACGCCTTTGCTCTGATTAATAAAGCGGCTTACAAGACCACAAATGGCACACCAGGCAATGACGTGCATACGAATGTCATCAGGTAAAACTGCTAAAACAGAATCAGGAATTGGAGTTACAGCAAAAAAAGCAATCAAGGTGAAAAACACGTTACTTAACCACTTCCAACCAGTGCGCCAGTTATGCACCAAGAAGCCATCATTGACAGAGCTGGCTACGCCCATGACGTACTCTTGGCGCACAGTCTGAAGATTGGATTCGCTCTGCTTCAGCTTGTGTTTAAGATCAAGAATCTGTTGGATTTGGTTGTTGTTGGTTTGGCCTTGTTCAATCAACAATGCATCTTTTTCGCTGAGCGTCAGCATTGACTGGTCTAACCGACTTTCAAGGTTTGAGGCGTTTAGGCGTAACTGTTGAATCTTGTCGGACTCGTTGGCATTTACAATCAACTGAAGGTCTTTTTGCCCAGTTTCATATCCATGCCGATAGTCTGCATTGCCACGCTTTTCAACCTGTTCTTGAACGCCTTGCTGAATACGGGTTTGAATCAATGAATGAGGAACTTTAGATTTTTTATGGCTCATGATCAGATTCCTCAAAGTTCAAAATGAGGTGAGTCATATTCACCTTTTTCGCGGTAATTACCGTCATTGTCCCAATCCGCACCCCAGCGAATGGATACCCCTAATTCTTTGGCCGCGGCAAACATGGCTTGAGCCATTTGGTCAAACTTAGATAAATCATTCCAGTCCACAGGGTAGGGAACCAAATCCACTGCTTTACCTGTGACATGTTTACTGGAGAGAGGATTATTCAGCCAGGTCACTTTGGCTGCTTTAGGTAGGGCATATTTTGCAGGTACACCTTTCGCTGTACATTGTGCAGCGGTACGGCCTTTACCATAGTTGATATAGCATTGCTCTTTCGTACGCACACCTTCAACAACCATAAAGTCCTGTCGGGTGATTTCAATGGCACGCTTCACAACTTTGATTAAATTGGCATCTACACCTTCAAGACGGCTCAAACTCAGTTTGGATAACACAAACTTCTTTTTTAACTTTTCAGACATTTAATAAACCCTTATCTAACATTGTGTCAGTTTCGAGGTTTAGCGATTAGGTTTGTATCGGAACACTTTCCATAAAAAAACCGCCCGAAGGCGGTGAGATAAAGAGTGCGATTGAAATGGAGTCAGGCTAATTGTGAAAACATATCGAGTTGATTGCTTTGTTTCTTATTTTCGGCAGGGCTGACTTGATTCTTACGAACTTGCCTAATCCAACGAGTAGTAACATTATATTTTTTTGATAATTCTCGTTGAACTTGTGCGGTAGCACCTAATTCTTCAAGATCCTGTTCAATACGTTTATCACGTAAAATACTTATATATCTGTCTGACTTTGGAATATAAACAATAACACCATTCCAAAATTGACAAAGTTTTTTGAGATTATTAAAGCCAAGAAGCTCTGCGAGCTCATGGCTTTCGGATATTGATTTAAGAGGAGGGAAACTATAATCAGAACCGCCATAATGCTTGATTAGAATCATAGCGGTTCTGTAGTCAGTGAGCTGAATAATCAGCCGAAGGTTGTCTGGTAGTTTATCTAGGTACTCGTCTTGTTTCATTGTTGGCCCGCTTCGCTTTGTACTCCAATGCCGCAACTATACGCCACAGTTCATTTTCCGTACAAAATTCTAACGCGTCTTTTTGAAACATTTGTTTAGCAATGCCTTTTGCGTAGTTCCAATGCAGCTTATGCTCGGTCAAATGGGCCTCAATTTTTCCGATTAAAGCCTCCTTTGATAGTTTCACTTTGGGCTTATTCCCAAAATTACGCTTAGAGAATCCAAGCTGATCCAGATGCTGAATGACTTTTAACAAGTCATCCATTGTCATATCTTTGGCAGAACGCTTACCAGTGACATGCTGAAGCATGTCACGGTAGGTATCCTCATCAAGGTTCAGCGCTTTTTTACCCATATGGATTGTGGCTAAACGATCATTACGTGAGGATTTTTTCATATAGGTTTCCCCATATGGTGGGTCGGCAAAATAT